ATACAATATATTTCAATCTTTTCATTTCTAGAACCATTTCTAAATGATGGTATTCTTTTAGGTTTATCTGATGTTTTTATATTAGCCCAATCAGGGTGATAATAGTAAGCCTGAACCCTACCATCTTTAGCTTTCTCAGACCTAAGTGTTTCCATAGGAAAATGGTGTAATCCTATTATTTCTTTTTTACCTGCCTTATAAACTACTTGAATGGCTGCTTGACCTAACATTTTAAGGTCGTTTACGATTCTTTTTGTATCAGATGCTTTTAAGATTGATTGCATTCTTCCAAACATCTCTGGCTTCTCTGTAGAATCTGTTGCGTTTAAACCTCTACCATAAATCATATCAACAATACCATTGATACATCTTGAGTTTGTTGGACTACCCAAATACCTTTCTATTAATTCATAGAAGTAATTATTGTCATCTCCATACTCAACCCATTGCTTCCTGGTGTTCTCTTTTACTTTGGGTATTTCATAACCAGATAAATTCATAACCCTCATACTAGGCTCTGATTTTTTAGTCACTTGATTGTTCCTGTTAGCTCTTATATTCTTTCGGCTCATATTATCATATATTGTTGATCCTGCGTTTCAGCATCATAATTTTCATACTCACTAGTGTTTAATGTGTGAGATATAGTAGTATCTGTTTTTGATGTACAGTAAATCTTGTCTCTGTAAAGTAATTTTGAACCTTGCTTAACCTCTATAGAATAAGAAGAATCATCCGACAGAATACTAAAAACGCAATCTATATCTAAAAAGTTACCATTTAAAACTGAAGTTAAACTAGTTAATGTTTCTGTCTTCTTTGTACCGTCTTCAACAATCTTAAGCGTTAAATCACTAGCCTCAGTATATTCTCTAGGAATTATACTTAAAGTTTGAGAATTAGTATTTGGTAAAAGTCTTATCATATAAGTATAACTAAATTAGTTAGATTTTGTTCAAAAAAATAGGGTGACCGTAAAGCCACCCTATAATAATCAAATGAAAAGAGGATTAGTTAGTACCCTCTGTTATTGTAGCAGTAGCTGAAGCCATTCCCGCATAAGGACTACCATCAGTTGGTGAATCTACAAAGTTAGCAGGTCTTCTTTCCATTCCTGCGAATGTAAGTGTATACCCACTTAAATCACCCATTGCAGCTCCTGTAGCGATAGTACCTCCTGATAATTCAGCACCGTGTTCTGTACCCATAATGAATACATTACCGTTATAGTCCTCAACAGCAATATGAGGTCTACCATAGGATAACAATTTTAATTCTTTGTGGTCTTCTTTGGTTAATTTTTTCAAAGTAACGCTAAGTGTTTGCTCAAAGAAAGTCGTACCATTCTCAAGGTTAGCAGTAATCGTTTGTTCAAAGTTACTGTTCCCTTTTAATTCATATTTATAAGCAGTAAAAGTACCTGATAAATCAGTAATCTGATAGTCTTCATTTGCTGCATCGGCATAGGTAATAGTACCTAAATCACCGAAATCAGTAAAGTAAATTGCTTTAAGACCACCTACTGAATCTTTACAGCCCTCTTTTCTGCCTCTAGTTAAATCACAAGCCATATCTTTTTAGTATTAAAAAAGGGTGAGTAGGCACTTTGGCTAACCCACCCCTTTTAAGTTTATTAATTAATTATTAGTTAGCGGAGTTA